AGGATTAACCCAACTTGGCCCGCGCCGAATGAGCATTGGAAATATCAAGATGTGTTGGCATTTGTTCGTGCAATTGAAGCCAAACTCAAGGAGAAAAACACATGACCCGCGACGACATCACCCGCATTGCCCGTGTGGCTGGGTTCGTAGGCTTTGATGGAGACAACGGGTCACTGAGACGCTTCGCCGCCCTTGTCGCCGCAGCCGAGCGCAACAAGCTGGCGCAATGGATGATTGATCGCGGCTACGCCACCGGCCACGGTGACACGACCGAAGACCTGCTGCAAGAGCTGGAGTGGCAGATTGCCGAGAACTGGACGAGGGGGATGGTCAATGGCGTGCAAGCCGAGCGTGAGGCGTGCATCGACATCGTTTCCATGCACGGCGGCAGCGTCGAGATAGAGGCGGCCATCCGAGCAAGGGGGCAAGATGCTGCGTGACTACCAACAGCGAACCATCGACCAGCTTTATGCGTGGTTCGAGGCAGGCCACTCAGGCAATCCATGTCTGGTGCTGCCCACCGGATCAGGCAAGAGCCACATCGTGGCCGCGCTATGCAAGGATGCGCTGCAGAACTGGCCAGAGACCGTGGTGCTGATGCTGACGCATGTCAAAGAGTTGATCGAACAGAATGCCGAGAAGATGCGCCAGCACTGGCTAGGCGCTCCGATGGGCATCTACAGCGCCAGCATCGGTAAGAAGCAGCTCGGAGAGCCGATCACCTTTGCTGGCATCCAGTCGGTGCGAAGCAAGGCCAAGGAGCTGGGCCATATCGATCTGGTCATCATTGATGAGTGCCACCTGGTCAACCACAAGGACGAGGGTGGATACCGCAAACTGCTGGCCGAGTTGAAGGCAATCAACCCGAGCCTGCGGGTCATCGGTCTCACGGCCACGCCATACCGTCTGGGGCACGGCCTGATAACTGACAAGCCTGCCCTGTTCGATGCCCTGATCGAGCCTGTGAGCATTGAGGAGCTGGTGTTTAAGGGCTACCTAGCCACCCTGCGGTCCAAGGTCACCAGGGCCAAGCTGGATGTGACTGGCGTGCACAAGAGAGGTGGCGAGTTCATCGAGGCCGAGCTACAGGCAGCCGTTGACACCGACGACAACAATCAGCGGGTTGTGCGCGAGATCATTGATCTGGCAGGAGATCGCAAGGCCTGGCTGGTGTTTTGTACAGGCGTCAAGCACGCGCAGCATGTAGCCGAAGTCCTACGCCAGCAAGGCGTGACCGCTGAGTGCGTGACGGGTGAAACTCTGAAGAAGGAGCGCGAGCGAATGCTGACAGAGTTCAAGGCTGGCCGCCTACGCGCCTTGACAAACGCCAACGTGCTGACCACCGGGTTCGACTATCCTGACATAGACCTGATCGCCATGCTGCGCCCAACCATGTCGGCCAGCCTGTACGTCCAGATGGCAGGCCGAGGCATGAGGGTGAAGTCGCACACCGATCATTGCCTGGTACTGGACTTTGCTGGGGTGGTAGCCACGCACGGGCCGATCACCGCAGTGCAGCCGCCCAAGAAGGCAGGAGATGGCAATGGTGAGGCACCAGTGAAGGTCTGTGACAACTGCGGTGAGCTGTGCGCCATCTCGGTGGCCGTCTGCCCTGCCTGCTTGCATCCGTTCCCTGAGCCTGAGCGCAAGAAGCTGGAGCTGCGCAACGACGACATCATGGGCCTGGAAGGCAAAGACCTGGATGTGACGAGCTGGAACTGGCGCAGGCACATCAGCAAGGCCAGTGGCAAGGAGATGATCGCCGTGACCTACTACGGTGGCCTGAGTGATCCGGCCATCACCGAGTACCTGCCGATCTTGCACGAGGGATATGCGGGACAGATGGCCATGCAAAAGCTGGTCAACATGGCTGAGCGCAGCCAGATCGTGCCTGGTGGCCTGAACGTGCAGTCGCTGGAGGAGATGGTGGCCAACATGAATCAAACGCAACCACCGGCCAGCATTGAGTTCAAGCGCGATGGCAAGTTTTTTAGAGTGATGAAAAGGAGATGGGCATGAGAGTTTTCATTGATGGCGAGTGGAACAGCTACGGTGGCGAGTTGATCTCGCTGGCGCTGGTTGCTGAAAACGGATGGTCTTTTTACCGCGTGCTTGGATGCGCCAACCCAGACCCATGGGTTGCAGAGAACGTGATGCCAAAGCTGCATGAAGACTGGATCACGCTGGATGTTCTGCAAAGCTGGCTGGAGGTGTTCCTGAATCAGTTTGACTCTGTGCACATCATTGCCGATTGGCCAGAGGACATCATGTGGTTCTGCAAAGTCCTGGTCACCGGGCCAGGCACAAGGCTGAACACGCCACCGCTGACCATGGAGGTGCTCCGCGTCGATACGGTCTCCAAGAACCCGCACAACGCGCTTGCAGACGCCATGGCGCTGCGCGATTGGTATGTCAGCGTGGACATGAACTCAGTCGAGAGCGCAGCATGACCACCAGACCACCAGAGCCACAATTCCTGCTGGACTATCGCCAGTGGCTTCAGTCTGGGCCGCCGAAGTGCTGTCACACATGCGAGCATTTCAACCAGGAAGGCCACTGCTCGGTCTTTGACATGAGGCCGCCAGGCGAGTTTGCTGACGAGGTGAATGCCTGCGAGAAGTGGGAGTTTGCATGTCCGTTTTGATGGATAAGATCACCATAGAAGAATTGCGCGCACGAGTCGAATATGACGCATCAAGCGGCAAGTTCACATGGTTGCATTGCGACGCATGCAGACCATGCTGGAACTCTCGATTTGCTGGGAAGCTAGCGCTCTTCGCACCACACTCAAACGGCTATCTGTTTGGTGCGATAGCCAATCAGAAACTGTTTGCGCATCGTGCTGCCTGGGCATTGCACCATGGCCACTGGCCAGATGGAGAGATTGACCACATCAACCACAACAAGACAGACAACAGGATTGCCAACCTGCGGGTTGTTCAAAGAACGCAGAACGCCATGAATCTGTCGAAATCAAGGCGCAACTCATCTGGCGTGACTGGTGTTTTCAAACACACACAGACCGGACGATGGCAGGCACAGATTCGCATCGAAAAAAGGTCGATGCACTTGGGTTCGTTTGAGTCGTTTGATGACGCAGTTGCAGCACGCAGAAAGGCAGAGGAGCAGCATGGCTTCCACAAAAACCACGGCATCTGAGGCAGCGCCTTCAGAACATTTTGAGCAGCGCGAGCTGGTGCGCTGGTTTCGGCAGACTTGGCCAGACGTGCGCATCTTTGCCATTCCAAATGGCGGTGCCAGGAGTAAGGCCACCGCTGGCCGCCTGAAGGCAGAAGGCGTGGCCTCTGGCGTGCCCGATCTGTTTGTGCCTGCCTGGAGCCTGTGGGTCGAGATGAAACGCAGCAAAGGCGGCAGCCTCAGCGCCGAGCAAAAAGACTGGATCGCATATCTCGAAAGTGTGGGATTCTGTTGTATAGTGGGAAAAGGTGCTGGTCATGCAAAAGAGCAGATCAGCGCTTTTTTTACCAATCACATAGGAAACACATGACCACGCGCATTTATGTCGTCACCGACACCGAGACCAACAAGCACCGCCTGATTCGTGCAGCCAATCAGGCCCAGGCCATCAAATATGCAGCCCAGACCCGATTCGACATTGAGGTGGCTGGCCAGGACGATCTGGTGAGCCTGCTCACGCATGGCATTCCTGTCGAGCTGGCCACCGGCCAGGCCACCGCAGACATGTTCGAGGATGTGGTCACCAATGCTGGGGGCACGGACTGATGGCCGCCGCAGACGCCAAGACCAAGGATCGTTACATGACGATCCGCATCCCAGCAGATGTTGAGCTGGCGCTGCGCCGCCAGGCTGAAAACGACACCCGTACGCTGGCCGCCCAGGTGCTGCACTACATCAAACAGGGGCTGGCAGATGAGGGCAAGAAGGTGGCCTCATGAAGTGCCCAGTATGTGGCACCTGGACGCTGGTGCAGGAAACTCGCCAGCGTGCAGAGAATACAAAGTACAGGCGCTATGAGTGCGCCAACATGCACCGCTTCACCACCTTGGAAACGGTGGCCAAGGTGATTGCTGCAAAAAATCCTAAAGACTAGGGTTTGTCCCTAGTTGATTAGATTGTGGGAAATCGTGGTAAGATATGGTCATCGCAACCAACTGGCAAGGAGCCGAACGTGAAGCAAACGCAACAAACGCAACAACCCTCTTGGCTGGCCATCAGGCCCAGCCTGCTCAACCCCAACTGGCGCTATGTGCCAGCAGCGTCCACCAACATCATGGATCGCTTTCGCGCAATGGGCTGGGTGCCACCTTCGGAGGCCAAGAAATGAAATGGCTGCTTCATGCTGCGCTGGCCTTGGCCATTGGGGTGGCTGTCGCCGTCCTGCTGGCCGAGTGGATGGTCGGCTGCGGTGAGACCTACATCGACTCCAAAGGCGTGAGCCACAAGCACGCTTGTCTGTTCTTGGGCCTGGACAAATGAACTGCTGTGACTACGACTGCGTGCAGGGCCGCGAGTGCCCTGCTCGTGTGGCCAAGTGCAGGCCAGTCATGCTGGCCGCTGAGCCACTGCCTGCCAGCCCTGTGGTTGGATACCTGAAAAGGATGGCCAGTGCCATGCTGGTGGTGCTTGGCGTGACATTTGTCATCTGCCTGTGGATCGTCCTGATCGCAGCGTCTGCTGCCCTGGCACCAGAGAGGCGCATCATTGACTGCAGCCTTGCATCGTTTCACCCTGACTTCACCCCAGCAATGCGTGAGGCCTGCCGTAATCGCAAGGCCACTCAGTAGGTCTCAGGCGATCATGCTGATGGCTTTGGCCTTTACATCAGCAACGCGCCTTTCCCAGCCCTTGCCAAAGGTTGGCCAGTGTTCCAAATACATCAGGAATGACAGTCGGCGATTGCAATAATCCTCGACAAGTCGCTGTGAGTCAAAGGCCGACACGGCCGCCAAAGTCTTTGGGCCTATGCCACCATCAGGCTCGACACCAACGCACGTCTGGAGCCACTTCGCAGCCCTTCCTGGGCCGCTGTTGATGGCGGCATCAAAGACAGCATAGTCCACGCCAGACGGCAGCTCGTCGCCACGCACCTTGTCCCAATATTTTGTCTTGTACAGAGGAGCCACATCGGCAGGCGTGAGCGCACGCATGGTCTTCTCGTCCACCTCGTGGCCGCAATGCTCCTCCCAGACCTTCTTGGTGCAGCCTAGGTTCGTCATGCCACCTGGGTCTTTTGGGTGGTTCACAAAGCCACCCTCATGATGTAGGACGGCAGCCAGTGCAGCTTCAAAATTCTGTTTCATGGTGTCCTCACTTGGTGGCTTTGGAGAGCAGATCGGTCTTGGCCTGGGAGCCAGCCGAGCTGCCAAAGTAGTAGGCGATGATGCCTGTCCAGGCGGTGCCCAGGCTGCCCAGCATCATCAAAATGGCTGGGTTGTTGCTGTCAATCTGGTTGAAGAACATCATTACCATGATGCCGAAGAAACCCAGGGTCACAGCGCCAGCCAAGATTGGAGGCATCATTGAGCGAGTGGTGGCCTGCATTTCCCTGGCAGACTTGCGGTCCTCAACGGCCAGCTTCTCAAAGTTCAGGCCCAGCTCCTGCGCCTGCTTCTGCAGCTCGATCTCGGCCAGCTTGACCTGCGCGATCTGGTCGGCGGTCAGCTTGTTGGAGGCGATCAGGTCTCCGACCTTTGCCTCGTCCACGCCAATGGCCTTGGAGACTGCAGAAACGGCCATGCCTGCAAGTGGGCCACCCAGTGCGGTGGCAATCGTTGGTGCGATCTGCTTGAGCCAGTCCATATCAGCTTCCTCTCTTGGTCAACATTGCGCTGGCAATCTCCAGCATGAATTTTGTCTGCTCTAGGTTTGCTGGCTGCGCTGCCCAGCCAACTGTGATCTGTCCCACGAAGCGATGCGAGTCTGGCGGAACACTGACTCGACAGGTGTATGTCACGCCCTTCTCAAGATACCAAAGCCCGACCTCGGACTGTGCGTATCGATACTCGCCGCATGGTATCTCATTGGTCATCAGCTTGACCACATCTGAGTTATTCGACGAATTGTGCGTGAACAGGCCAACATCGATGTTCTCAATCGTCTTGTCGCGCCCGTCTTTGGTGTAGGCCTTGTAGAGCGTCCTGGAATTGAACAGCGGGTTGACTTTGAAAATCGCCACTACCGTTGCGCCAGTTTGCTTGAACAGCATCGTCGCCGCATCATCGGCTCGGTCTGTCCGTATCTCTGGCAGCTTCTGCGACTCTTTGTAGGCGTCTCGGATAAATTCTTGGCTTTCGTACAGGGCAAAACCAGCAAAGGCAATTACCGCCATAAGAATTACCGCAAACAGCTTGAACGGGCTGTCCACATACCCCAGAATTTTATCGAGGGTGGTGTTGGCGTTGAGCTTCTCGGTCATATATGCCGCTGCCCCATCTCAACTATGAAGTAAACGGTCAGGCTGAGAACAAATACTGATGTAAGGACGGCAATCGTGATTAAGATGATGTCGTCAATCTCGGCCTGCCTGCGTTTTGCCTCAGCTTTGCGCTTGCCTTCAGCACGGGCGGCATCGGCTTCCATTTGCTTGGCCCTGGCCGTAATGCGCATCCAGACATCCATCTTGTTGGACTGGAAGAAGAGCATCTTCACCTGCTCCTCAAACTCCCGAGCCTGCTCCAGAGCAAGTTCCAGCTCTAGTGCCTTGCCAAGTGCCGACCCCTTAAATCCGCCCATCTTGGCCTTCTCCACAACCTCGATGGCCTGCGCCTTGGCGTCGAAATACTGGCCCAGAACTGGCCCCAAAGACTGCACGTCTTGAACAGTCTTGACCGCCTTCTTGACGAGATTGACCGCTGACGATACGGCAGCAAGCGCGGTTATGGGGTCGATCATTTTATTAACTCAAAAGCCACTCCGGCAATTACACCGGGCAGAGCCGTTGCAATAGCATCCCAAACGTCAGGCTGACCCTCTTTGCGATACCACTGCTGGAACTCGTAGAAGACGCCGAACACAATGCCGCCGATGGCAACGGCCCATCCCACTGGCAAGAGATGAATCGCACCAATGACAACGGTCGAGCCGACGCCCATTGCGAGATGCTGTAGCTTGTCTCTTGCGATCATTTTGTGATCCAGATTGCGGCAAAGATTGTCCCTGCCATCGACACGAGCATGATGCCTGCAGTCTTAATCATGATGGCCTCAATGCGCTTGAGTCGCTCATTGATCTGCTCATACCTCAGCGCACAAATTTCTTCGTGCGTCTGAAGTCTTGCATCGGTTGCATCGACTTGGCTCATTAAATGCCTTCACCTTGCACGATGTAGACAGTAGATGCGCCAGCAGGGGCCAGACCACTGAAGAACGACTCACGCCCAAAGCGCAGCACTTCAACAGCACCAGGGATCAGCACAATGGCCGCTGTAGGAGTACCAGCTACAGGAGCCACAGCATTGGCCGCTGCCTCTGCTGCAGTGTTACCAACGCCCAGAAACACCGTATTGGCACTGTTGTTGATGATGCGGTATTGGCCCGTGCTTTGAGCATCAAGCCTTGAGAACACCAAAGCCTGGACACCAGTTGACGCAGAAGTGGTGGCAGGGATGACAACGGTATTGCCAAGTGGGGCAAATGCGATTTGTGAATTGGTGGCCATGTCAGACTCCTCTTGCAGCTTGGGCTGCTTGATATGCACTCACCACAGCAGCCGTGTGCGTTGCCGCACAGATGGCTTGCACACGAGCATCCTCGCCGCTGTAATCATCGCCAGGGGCGACAATGTGGCGGTGAAATGTGCCACTGATTTGCTTGCCGTCTTCTTTGATGGCGGTCTTGGTGCGAACCTGAACGCAGCCGTTTTCGACCACTTCAATGCGGTCAACAATCAATTCTTTAGTAATAGCCATAACAACCTCCGGTTGAAATCAAGAATCCGGTCTACTGGGCCGGTACAGTTTTTCAATTAAGGCAAAGCTAAAGTAATGCCTTCCATGTTTTGCATTTCAGCGGTAATGGTGTAGCAAGTTGCATCGCCATATACGGGCGTCATAACAAGTGACCACACACCACCAACACGGCTTAACGTAAAAGCTGGGCCAACTGTTGGGCCAACACTGTTACCCGCCGCTACGTTATAGACAGTTGAAATGTTTTGACTAAATGTTACGCCACCTTCTTGGTACACGGAAACAATAACTTCTGCCAGCCCAACAGATGTTGGAAACGATCCATCGTAATAAGAAACGGAAAATCTAGAGACGCCGTACTCTACGCCAGCAACCAAAGCTGCTGTTAAAGTTGCAATTGTAGAACCCGCAGACAAAACAGATTTATTGATTTTCTCCTGAACTTGATTGTCTCGAACGCGCCCCTGCATGTATCGAAACACCGTTCCTGCATCTTGCGATTGCACATATGGTGGAATGCTCTCATTCCCCAAATACTGGCTACCGCCTGCTAAACTTTTAAATGAATTTCCGTTTGTTGGAAGTCCTGATCCGTTATTGATAACTTTTGCGCCACCGGTTACAAGAATGTTGTATGTAGTGCCGGGATTGGTCAGGTTGACAAAGGCGCAAGAGTTTAAAGTCACCGATCCACCATCCACTGTAATAGCTGCGGTTGTTCCGGTGTTAGCGCCAAAGACAAGAAAGTTATTGCATGAGTTAAGCGTTAGATTTGAGTTTCCGCAATAAATTGCAGCATCGTTTTTAATCTGCACATTTTCATGCCCGCAGCCATTAAGACTTAGGACACTGGTGAGCAAGAAGTAAGCTCTGTCGCTTATGTTGTCTGAGGCGCAAGAGTTAAAACTTGAATATTGAAGACCGTAAATTGAGTAACCAATATCGCAGTCTCTGGCCCAGCAGTTGTTTGCTTCCAAGGCAGTGCCAGTTGCGTTACCCGTTCCATCATCTGCCCACTGGATGCCGATTGTTGTAGATACCCATCCGTAGGTAGGCCCGCCGTTAATTGCTTTTTGCGTGTCGGAGTTGCAAATAAATTTGTTGAGTTGCGTCAACCAAGAATCATGCGTAAAGAATCCAATTTCGCACTTGTAAATATAAACATTGTCAATAGACAGTTTTGTAGTTCTTGGTGCCT